ATACCACAAATATTAAACTTCTGGTTTGGTTCAAGTCTTGGATCGAAAGAGAAAACCGCAGTAAGCAAATAGGAGAAACTTATGGCTACACTAACAAAACCTAAGAAAAAACCTAGAAAGTCTAAATCTAAACCTAAATGATAGCCAAAAAGAATGAACAATTGGCCTTAGCGGTAACTTTCGTTATATTTTTACAGACGCTAACAGCAGTAAATGACTATCTGCAGGTTATATACCACAACTGGTATATGATTATTTGCTCGCTTTTCTCACTATTATTTGCACTTGTGGCACGTAAATCATTATATCTATCTAAATACGCTTATTTGTTGTACTCAGTCGTATACTTAGTTTTTGCGTTTGAGGACACATTGTATGGGCAAAACGTTATACTTAGTTATGGAATTTTTGATTCTCATTATCTTGAGATAGTGTATGGATGTTTGTTCATGTTAGTGATTTTGGTGATTTATGATAGAATGGATAGCATCAAATGCGGAGCTGATGGCGCTATGTCTTAGTTTCTCTTTATTGTTCATTTTAATCTGTAGGTTGCTGCATGAATGCTACGAAAGAAGATTTAGACAAGCTAGGCGAAAAGCTTCACGCAAAGATAGAGAGTAGAGATAGCGAGAACACGAAAAGCTGGAAGGAGCTGAAAGAGCAATTTCATGGGTTAAATTTAAACCTAACAAAAATGCTTACAAAATACGATGGGCAAGAAGATACAAACATCCGCTTATCTAAATCTTTAGAGAGCCTGCACGAATGGAAAGAATCTATATCTAAGGATATGGCTATAGTTCAGACGGAGCAGAAGCAAGCCAAAAGCACAATTGCCCGATTTACTGATAAGCTACTGATACCACTTCTGGTTATATTCATCGCTGCATTATCTGCTGTAGATTACTGGAAATAGCATGGCATATAGAGTTGGAACTGCAACATCATCGACCAATACTGGATCAACTTTTGTCCCAGATATGCCGAGCGAAACCCAGCAGACAGGCGACATAATTTTTCTGGTTGCTCTGAACGATGGTGGCAGTACGGCTATCACAATTCCTAGTTGGACTGAAATATTAGGTCCCGCACCAAATAATAATTCCAGATGCGCGGTTTGGTATATAGAACACACAGGCACAACTATAACAGCACCTACCATATCTGGCACTAGTAATGACTGGATAGTATTTGTAGATATTATTAGAGATGTAGATACTTCAGACCTTATAAATCAAGCCGCAAGAACAGATGTATCTCTGTCAACTATCTACCCCTCGCCTTCAGTAACAACAGACGAGGATGACTGTTTATATTATCAAATATACGGTCAAGACGGTGGTATTGTATGTTCCCCCAGTTATGGTTACGGAGTTTCAGAGGCTACGTTATTTGAGAGAATTAATGATATATCTCTTTATGTCAATGTAGGCGTTAAAGGTGCGGCTGGCATTATACCCAGTTTAGAATATAGCAGTGGTAGTACTGCTTCTACTCGATCTGGCACCACGTACACAATAGCTTTTAATAATAAAGCTGGAGGACTTCTAGAGCCAAGCGTTGATGCGGTACCGACTATGGTCGCTAACTATAGTGAATTTCCCACAGTCAGTAATTTAAGCGCGATAAGAACCACTTTACTAGGTTTAAGTACAGCCGCATTTACAATTAATAGTACAACCAGATCAACCAGCTACATTGGAGATTTAAGTTGGCATGGTGGCTATACTCGATATTCTCTTACAAACACGTCTAGCTTGACTGTTCAAGGTTTATATAAAGATATAACCTCGACGGATATGTCTGTTTATCCTTACTCGATAACATTAGCTACACCAGATACATTTTTGTTTTCTGATGATGGAATACTCCTGTATTTTGAAGACGGTGGCGGTAATTGGGTTCTGTGGCAGCCGCTCACGGAAGAGCAGCATGGAAACCTTATATTCCATACGCTAATTGCGGTTATGCCAGATCAAACTTTTATTGATTCTAGTGGAACGATGGATTGGTCAGATGTAGTGCGTACAGGCTTTGCGCAGGAATTAGTTTCAACATCAACGGGCGCCAGAAATTTTGACTTTTCATGTGAATGCGTAATGACACCGATTGAAATGATCGGAGGGAGTGAGGAAAATCCCTGTAACTCTGAGCTTATATTTAATACTTTTGAGGCTGGTTTAGGTATTTACAGAACTAGAACTAATGGTGAAGGGCAAGTACTAGCTTGTGCGGGGGTTAAGATTGGCGATGGTGTAACCCCCACTTATTTCGTGGGTCGCGCTGACTCACTAGCTTATCCAGAAGATGGTAGCGATATTCTGCTAGGGTATTTTGTTGGCGATGGTAATCACGATATTATTATAAATACTAGTGCTGATTGTGTGATGGATTTTAGTTCTTGGATTGCTCGATCTACTAATCTGCAAACGTTCACGATTGACGCTAGTGCAGATACAGGTGCAAGCTTCCTAACTACTGGCTGGATTTTAAAAGGGTATAGTTTAGTATGGAAAACAGGGATTGCTTGTCCTTCTGCTAACTTTATCGGCTGCGGAATATTAGACATCAAAGGCGCTAGTTTTGTTGGTGGTACGGTATCGGAAAGTGTTAGCACAACACACGCAATGACAGCTACAGACGGCGCAGTGATTGGATATGATTTCACCAAAGGTGCTGAGACTTATGCTATTGAGTTGTCAAGTGTTGATGGTAGTTACGATCTAAGTCAGGCTACATTTAACGGCTACACAACAGAGTTAAATATCACGGCTGTAAGTGGCACGACGACAATCAATTTATCTACTGGGCAAGCTGAGCCTACTTACGATACTGCAGGAGCCACGGTTGTATTTGCAACCCCAGTTATCGAGGGTTTGGCTTCAATAACAAATATGGTTGTCGGCTCTAGACTTGAAATAATAAACGAGACAAAAGGAACTAAGCCCTACAATGATATTGTAGTAGCCAGTTCTTTTAGTGACGCCTATGTAGATGGTACTACCTATTCAAGTGGTGACCTTATTACAGTAAGGATCAACTATTTCTTAACAGTTACAGCGAAAAAAGAGTTTTCTCAGTCAGTCATAGCAACATCAAACGGCTGGAGCGTGCTAGCTGACCAAGTAGACGATCCTGTTTACATTAGTATAGGTTTGGACGGCGGCATTATCAATAAATTTCAGGCCGACTATATTAATGACGAAGTTGACCTAGTTGTCGGCGCAAACTTTAGCGGCGCTGAGTTTTATGCTTGGTGGGTAGCTAACGGATATACAGAGCAAGGGATAGATGAGTTTTTTGGTGGCGTGACAGCAGTTGACGAAGCTAACCTAAGAATAAACAACAGTATTGTTGATATGTATTTTGATAATACTACCGCGACAAACCTAAGGCAGACGGATAACCGTAGAATATACCGAGCAGATGGCGCTTACCCAGTCAAAAATCCAACTACAGGCGGCGGCGGTATAGATATTGTATGGCGTAATCAAATATTTGTTGCTGGCGGATCACAGATAGCCGATGATATTCTTGCCAGAAACCATGAGGGCGGTCGTGATGGTGGTCGTACAGTATCGCAATGTTTGATGCCAAACCGTAATAGGGTTGTAGTTGATGATGTGGCGGGAACGATAACCTACTACAAGGGAGACGATGTTACTGTTGAATGGGTATCTAATGTAGGATTAGGAGATAGAGCCGCTATAAACTCGGTTGATCCCCAGTGATAGGCACGATACTAGGGCGTTTATTTTTTGGCGCAGGAAGATTTACAGAGCCGAGAAAGTACAATATACACTTTCAACAAAAGCAAGATATTGATATAGATAGAGTTAGTTCGATCAATATTTTATCAAAAGTGACAAATATCGTCACAAGTAGGGATAATCATTTATCTGTCAGCGAAAGGCAATCAATAAAACTACCTAAAAATATTGAAATGAGAGCAGAGGAAGGTCAAGGCTTAAATGTTAAGTGTAAAAATGATATAATTGCCACCACTAAGCAGTCAATAGCTATTGACAATCAGTCATTAGAGCTATCAAATAGAAACGATACTGTAGAGGTCAAAGAATGAGTCGATCGGTCGTATGGAAAGAAGGCCTAACAATGGAGCCTTTAGATTTTCAAGATGTAGCAGAGTACGCCATTAATCTTGACGACTTTCTTGGTGATGCTGCCATTACCGGAGCGAGTTCTATAGGTACAGATATTACTATTGATTCTACGAACTACAGCGGTCAAGTAATTACTATTACAGTAAGTGCTGGCGTATTAAAATCAGTAGCTAACGTAAGATTTCAAGTAACAACAGCAACAGAGACACATAATAGGTCATTTAATATACCTATAAAATCTTTGTAGTATATAATCGTTTAACGTGTTACTTGTGGTAACACACTTAGTTTCTAGAGGGGACTATGAAATTAACGGTAAAGCAAGAAAAATTTGCTTTGAAGTATGCGGAGTGTGGTGACGCAAGCAAAGCTTATCGCCATGCTTACGATGCCGAAAATATGAAGCCTAGCACTATTAATGAAAAAGCTTGCTTAACGCTTAAGGTGGGCAAGGTTAGGGCAAGAGTTGATGAATTGAAGTCAATCTCTAAGTCTGTGGCAGAAGAGAAGTTTACTATTTCTGTAAAGCAGCGTTTAGAGTGGGCAAAGCAAATAGTCGAGGCTGGTCTTTCTACATATGAAGATCAGTCAGGAAGTAAATACCACAATTTATCAGCCGCTAATCAAGCCATAGCAACACTTAATACAATGTTAGGTGTAGATGAAGAGAGCGGAAAAGTTAAACCTGCTAAAGTATTCATAGGCGTTAAAGATGCCTCTAGACCTTAATTACCCACAGAACGACTTCTATCACATGAATAAGCCTTTTCGGGCTTTCGTTGGTGGCTATCGTAGTGGTAAGACATTCCTCGGTTGTGTTAGATTGTGTGTACTTGCTATTGAGCATCCATCCATTAAGTTGGGATATTTCGCCCCAACCTACCCACAAATACGCGATATTTTCTATGAAACAATAACCGATGTTGCCGGATTAATGGGAATGACGGTAGATATAAAGCATTCAAACAAAGAGGTTTATCTTTATTATTACGGTGATCTACATTCAATAGTTAAGTGTCGATCTATGGAAAGGCCGCAAACAATAGTCGGTTTTGATCTTAATCATGCGCTGATTGATGAGATTGATTGCATGAATAAGGATAAAGCAGATCAGGCATGGAAAAAGATCATCGCTCGTTTATCATCTAGCGGCTTCGATGAAACGCGGCTGGTTGATGAGATGGGCGCCGAATTAGTTATAGAGGCGCTTAATGATAATACGGTTGATTTTACAACCACGCCGGAAGGGTTTAACTGGGTTTATGATTTTTTTGTAAAGCAGCTACAGGATTCACCAGAATTAGAAGAATATTACGGGATTGTTCATGCGTCAACAAAGCAAAACGCCGCTAACCTACCCGCTGATTACATTGATAAGCTATACGCTACTTATCCCGCTAACTTAGTCGACGCTTATATTGACGGGCTATTTGTTAATCTTGCTGGGGGGACTGTTTATCGTTTATTTGATAGACACAAAAACCATTCAGACATAACCGACAACGGACAAGAAACGCTTTATATCGGCATGGATTTTAACGTGGGCAAGATGAGTGCGGTTGTTCATGTTGAGCGTGGTGGCAATCCTATAGCTGTAGATGAGATATTTGGCATGTTAGACACGCAAGATATGGTGTTTGAGATAGATAGACGATACCCTAAGCGAACGATTAAGGTTTATCCAGATAGTTCGGGAAAAAACAGAAAGACCTCTGACGCACTCAAGACAGATATATCTATTCTGCATAGTGCGGGATATTCACTTTATTACGATTCAGTAAATCCTAGAGTAAGGGATAGAATCAACGCAGCTAACGCGATGTTTTGCAACGGTAAAGATGAAAGGCGCTATCTTGTTAATACGAACAAATGCCCACGGTACACGGATGATTTAGAACAACAGGTTTACAACAAGCAAGGTGAGCCAGACAAGCAGCACGACCACGACCACATGACCGATGCGGGAACGTACTATATAGCGTATAATTACCCAATTATTAAACCTGTAACAAACTTAAAAGTGACGTTTGCGAGATAAATTATGCCAGTTTCAGAC